CGTCCTTTCGCATCTAATTTTTATATATTAGACTCCAAACGAGTATAGTTAGCAGTGCTTCTGCACCAATACTATGCAACCCCACTTCCTTTCGGAAGGTTTCATGCATAGCTCGCTCTCTTAGATGAGATTATTGTTACACTTGTGTAAGTTTAATAATAATTGATACTAAGGAGTCAAAAGTCTTTTAACACTGCTGAAGAGCAGTTAAATCCGCTATAGCTTCTAGATATTATCTTGCATCGCTACTTAAGAGGTTAAAAAAAGAATATATATTTTAAAACTGATATATACTCTTGTTGGATAAACCAACAACCTTTGACAACTCTTTGTAATTTTGAATAGAATTTTCAAGTTTATCTAATTCTATACGTCACGTTACCTTTTCATCGATTTTTTCAAATTGATTTAAAGGTTCATCTTTAGAAGAAAGTAAAATAGTGTCAAATATTTCATTGGGATCGAAATCTCAAAGAAATAGAAGATCATCTAATTTAACCTCTTCATAAGATAAATGACGTAAGTTTAGTAACTTTTCCACTCTATCAAGCTTAGAAAGAGTTGCTCCAAAAATTAAGTATTTGTAAAGACTACTAGACTCTAGTGAAGACTTCAAAATATTTTCCATAACCGTTGGAACACATGTAGTAGCATGTATTCTACGTTTTATGTACTCATAATTATCCATATTCACAGAGATTTCATATCTTTTACTCTGCATGAATAGATGACAATCTCACAGCTTACTTCATAAGAAGTACTTAAGGAGGTGTTCATATCTATTATCTTCTATTTCAGGATTTAATAATTTAAATTTATCCAAAATAGAAAGATTAGGTTGAGAAAGAGCTCTAATCATATAAAATATATGATAAAGTTTATTCTTGTTACCACTAGATAATGAACCCTTACCAAGTAATCTTAATAAAGTGTGCATAGAGATGGATGGATTTGCACGAAGAGATTCAACAAAAGCTCCTGATACTTTTCCTCAAGATTGAAATTCTTTCAAGCTTAAAGGAGAGTAATCAAAATCTTTTGACTGAATTCTCTTAGCAAATTCCAAACAAGTAATAGGAGAAATCAAGGATTTACTTAGGTTTATCTTAACTTTAAGATTATTAATCATAAAATCATGATAAACCCAAGCGACTCTTGAATCCCCAATTACAATGTCATCACCCAAAATACAATAATTTTGGAACCAAAACCTTACTCCATAGACTTTGAAAGCGGCATACTGAACACAAATGTGATGAGTAAGCGCTAACATAGCCCATGAGGATAAAGCTCCCATAGGTTGCCCAGTAGTATACCGAACTCAGGTATCAAGTTTTAGTTTCTTATCTTTTAAAGAATAAGGTCTATCAACTAGAAGCTGAGCTCAATAACTACCAAGTCTAGGACTTAGATAATCTAAGATCCGGACTTGAAGAATTAAAGGCAACCTATCAGTTGCAGCTGAAAGGTCAAAAGAATATAAAGTGTTATTTTTAGGTTGTTTATCCATAAAGTTCTTAAGACCTTTGTCTTGGTCAAAAGTTGCATCTGTAGAAGATTTACTTTTCAAAAACTCAAAAAGAGTTTTATGAAGTGGTCGTAAGACCATTTGTGTAAAATAATCTACAATTGCAAAGATCCGGATTTTACCCGGTTCAAACTTTAAGGATAACCTTGCTAAACCTTTGTGAGGTACTCTCTCGGGTAGATTAAACTTCTGTGAAGTCTTTGGATTAATTAAAGACTCACATAAGTCAACTCACCGAGAAGAACCTATTGTTTGAGGATAAGATTTTAAGATCTCAAGAACAGGACGAAGTAAACCTCGTCTTGTAAGAGATAATAAATTCTCAACTCAATAATAGGTAGTATTTTTACCTTTAATGGTATTAACACTGCAACCCATAGAGGAAAGCAAAACCAAATCAAACGTTTTATTTAACTTTATTCCTAAATTAGGAACAAAGTTATCTAATCATTGATAAAACTCCGGATCCAAAAAAGGATCTGAAGCTTCAACAATAGTTTGAAAGGTTAACTTAGCCTGGAAAGGCATAACACGATATAATCCTAAGATGGTTAAAAGCACCTTAATATCCAACTTCCTACGATGCGTCAATGCTTCTCTGAAGAAAATAGGTAAAATCCTAGGGATTTTCCTATTCGTCAAAGAAACATGACAACCGTAAGTAGTTGAATTAAGAATGCTAGGATCCTTAACGAGAAACTTTATAGAATATAAAGAGACTGCCTTCATAAAAAGACAGACACCTTTTATTCCTTGAGTTTTTCTTATCTTCTCAAGAGAAGATATAAGGATCATAATACTTCTTAGAAAATTAATATTAAACTTACCTTTAATTAGTCTACTTATATTTAATATAGGTAGTTTAATTAATAAGAGGTTTTTAACACCTCTATGCCAAGAGTAAACTCTTCTCATACGTAAGAAAGCTCCACGAACCAATTTATTATAATTATTTAATATTTGTGTTTTTG